CTTTTGAAACCAATGGCTGGTGAACAGGGAACGGTTCCCACGCATCTCTTATTACCCTGCCCTGCTCGTACTGAGGACGCTCAGGGTCGTTAAGAATGGACTTTGGGCGATGCTTTATGTATATGCGATCACTCGACGCAGATGGATTCCAGAGTCGGTAGTCGTGCTGCACATGCTCGGAAGCAGACGCATCGTGAACTAAACTTAATGTCGTGTCTGCTGGCAATGCGGTCGCGCTTCCTGATGATGCGTCGATGTAGACAGCGGTGCATGAAATTCTCTCCTCGTACACGGTAGGAGCAGACATGAACCTGACACTTTTCAGGTTATTGTTTGGTGCAGGCTTGTATTTCTTCACGGGGAAATCAGGCAGCGTTCCCGACCCTGCTAAAGACATCACATACGCACCATTCTCAGGGGCATAGACCAGCCTACAGCCAGTGTTGTCGAGCAGGTTTTGCATTGCTTCTGCGCATGTCTTCTCTGCCCAGCGAGCAGGCGGCTTGAAGGTTGGCACACTTGCATCAACGACAATCGTTATCCTGCTGTCACACGCAGCAACTATCTGCTCCACAAGCTGTGCTATAGTTTGCTGGTTGCCTGTCTTCAGGCGTCCAAACGCATCTCGTTCATTCCAGTTTTGGTCAAGCTTATGTTCTTCGAGAATCCAGCGAGAGTCTTCTAGTACCACATGCAAACAGTCGTACCGAGACTTGATAGCCTTGACCACACGCATGTCGTTCCACGTTCCAAACCACCCGTCTGTCTCTGCTTTAAGTGTTGTGACTCTTGGCCTCGCTGGACCTACACTTTCGAGCGTGCCGGGGTTTCCGACCGTACAGTCGATGACGCACCTACCCGGCTTTGCCTGTGAGCCTTGGACAAAGTGAAACTTATGAACGTCAGGAAAATCTTTAAGGTCTACGTTTACGGTCACGGACCATACCCCTGATTAGGTCTGAAGTTTGGTTGGTCCCCAAGTCTCTCGAAAACATACTTGTAGGTCATTCGGAAGTGAGTCGGCTTACCGTTGCCGTGATACTTTGGCGTGTGCATGGTGATGACCCGATGCTCCTGCATTTCTTCCTGCGGCCAGTAAGGGTTCGGCGCACTGAACCAACTGCCCAACGAAACTATTTCGCCTTGCTGAACATGAACCACCTTAGACTTGGAAGTGAGAAAGTGCTTGTACGGATCGCCTCGCCAATTTGCTCTAACCTTCCATGTTGGTCCGCCCGTGCCAGTTTTTGAAACGCCCTCACTGAAGCTAATGATTTGGCTGTCCGCCATCTGATAGAGAGCTTGAATTGTCATTGAGTACGAGCGAGTATTTGCGTACTCACCTTCTGTCAAGTTATCCCAGCTTCGCCGTGTCACTCTGTTTCCAGACAGGTTGTATGTGTCATTGCTGTTTAATACATGAGCTGAGGGAGTGCCATCGTCGAGGAGAAACCCACAGTTCTGGTAGTTCCGGTTGTAGGCAGTCCTGAGCTGACCGATCTTTGTTCCTACTTGAGCAGCATTAAGCTCCGACGACTGGGCTGGGTCTTGGAAGAAATTTCCCCTTAACCTCCATATGTAATCAGCACCCCAGCGAACACCCTCTGGCCCGAAGCGTGGGATGATCTCAATGGCTTCTGGGTACACTTCACCTTTTTCGTGAGTGTAGTTGCCGTAGTAGAACTGCATTCCCTTACCCGACATCTGATTCGCTCTCCATATCGAGTGTGTCTTCTATCTGGGCGATACGTTGCGAGTGAGCATTCATCGCCTGCGCGAGTCCTTGCAGCATATCGACGATCCGGCCAGTTGCTGTGTTTATGGCGTCAGTGGCCTTTTCAACTGCCTCGTCTTTTGCGGTGCTTGCTTGGCCCGTAAGGTTGAAGCTGCTTGGACCCGACCCCCCGTAGTCTCCAGCTAAATCCACACTTGGCTGGTTGGCTACATGCTCGGCAGTTCCGGGACCGCCGTGAGGCATGAACGGCGAGCTATCAAACTTCCCGATGTCGCCTATTCCAAGGTCGTCGGCAGCTTTCTTGACATCATCGCCGGTGGCTTTCGGAGAGAACTTTCCAATGCCCCCTATCCCAAGAGCATCTGCTGCCTTGCTGACATCATCGCCAGTAGCCATCTCTGGTGGTTTGACTGGCTTGTCTTCTTCAGCCTCCTTGTCGTCTTCCTGCTCCTCTCTTGGACCGGGAGAAGGAGGATACCCTTCTGCCGCTGCCGATCTCGCTTGGCTGTCGATTTCCGCCCAGTCAACATCCTCTAGGTAGTCGCCAATCGAGTCTACCTCCAACGGACCCTTGGCTCCGGGAAGCTTAACTTGACGCCGCACCGACCTTGGCTGCATCGGAGGCTTCTCATCTTCCGGTGGATCATCTTCCGGTGGATCATCGTCCTCAAGCCCATCCTCCATTGGCTCTGGGTTCTGCGGAGGCTGTTCCGGCTCCTGTGCGGGAAGTTCTCTCGCTGGAGCATCTGAACCTTCTGCCGGAAATTCCCTTATCCTCTCTGGTGGGATCGGACCCATGTTTGGGTTTTCCACAAAGTCTGGATCACCTTCACTTGGAACCTCCCACGGATCGTTCGGGTCTGACATGACGACTCCTATGGATGAGCATTTGTGATCGTGATCGGCTCAATGGTTCCCGATGAATCTGCTGACCTGTATGCCTCAAGGTCGAGAGACAAAGGTATTTCACCTCTGCCTGCCGTGTTTGGCGTGATCCTTGTCTGACGCAACTCAGGCAAGGTAATCACCGTGCTGTAGGCAGACGGTACTTCGGTGTTCTTGCTTCCCAAGAATGACAGTACACCCTGACCTTTGAAGTCATTGATATAAAGATTCGTGTGAGAACTTGAAGTGTATGGAGTCCGAACTCTCAGCTTGATCTGTCGTCCATTTGTCTGAACGCAAGTTACGCTAAGGAAGTTTCTTGTCTTAGGCGTTAGGTTGTTGTCGATTCGCAGACTGAAAGCATCGAAGTAATACTCAGTTGCGCTTCCACCATCAGGTGTCATCTCAAGCTTTCCATCGCCAAGAAGCCAGTAAAGCCTTTCCTCTGTAGGCAAGCTTGGTGGTGTGGCAGGGTATGTGGTGTCATGCTCCTCATAGCCAAGCACCCGAAGAGTAAGCCTTGTAACTTGCTCTGCACCTCCGATGCTTGCCGTTGACGTAATCGTTGCTGCGCTCACGCTGCATCGACGATATGTGACTGTTCCTTGGTCACGCTTCAGCATGATGTCGAAAGGACGAAGATCAAATGTTTCGTCTGTGGTGAACGTGGTTCCACTAGCTGCCTTGCCAAGAATGCGCGGAAGCCAGTTATCAAGCTCGTAAGGACCGACTTCTAAGGAGAACTCTCCAACTACAACTCTTGCACCATGACGGGTGTGGTTGCCGATCTTGTCAATGGTCCCAGTCAGGCCGTTGCCACCCAGCAAGTTATCCGTGAACCGGATACTTTCACTTAGGATTTCGTATCGCTCTGAGTTTGCGTCAAAGGTAGCGGGGTTGCAGTTCGCCAGATCGCTCTCTTCGACAAGCAGCGATGTGTAAACTCCTTGGCTACCACAAGTATCAATGCAAGTCATGCCCGATCCTCCCTGAATACGGTGCTAATTTCTATAATGTCAATGTCATACTTTCGACTGACGACATCATCCATGTCGTAGTCTCCGGTAGATGTGTAACTGTAAAGCTCTCCGGCCATTCCAGTTGCTCGTCGGTCCTGAAACAAGTCGCGAATCTTGTCCCTGATGAGTTCGTAGTCTGTTGCTCCAGAAGACTGGCGGGTGCTGCTTCCAGAGACAAAAACAACAAGTGTCTTTCTGACGACATCCCTTACCCCACTGAATGTTCGCCCCGGTTGGCTTCCTAGTGGCTTGATCCAAACTCCGCTCTTGACTGTTTCGGTAAATCGTTTGCCGGTCACTCCGGGTATCTTCTTCAGCAGTTCAGGTCTTCGCACACCTACACCGCTCGGCCAGTTGTCTCGTATCAACTGGGCGTGGGTGGTAGATACCGACCAATCTGTGTGCTGAATACCTGTCATGCTAACTTTCTGAAACGTAGATAGTCTTCACAAGCCGATCCACCTGAACGCTGGAGTAACCGCCTCTTTTCTGATACGGAGAATCCTGTTCCATTGCGTACCGTAGCTGCTCATCAGCTTCCACCATGAGTGTCCTGTATTCTCGTATGTCGCCTCTGCCGATCCTTGCCATCTGTGCCTCTGCGTAACTCTTCACTGCAAGGAGGAGCCGTGGTGAAACATCTAGTGTATCCGTTATGACCATTTTTCCGTCAGTCATGCTTGGGACACCAGCAACTGTGAACTGGGTTGTGCTTGCCTGCTCAGTAACAAACCCTTCAAAAGCGACCGGAACCTCGGAACTGATCCCGAACCCCACCTCAGACTCAGGCGAGTTAGCTGTCGAAGCAGCAACCCTAACGAGCGATCCAACTA